ACGACTTCCCTCGTGTGCCGGCGGACTATCACGTTGCATTCGGCCAGTCCTGCGTGTTCGGGGAAGCCTTTTTCCCTGTAATGGGCGAGTTGCTCTTCAATGTTCCACGTATAGTTTCCTCCCAGTCCGATGGCAGCCGGTCCTTCTTCATAGACGCAGTCCCTGTCAAAGTGCTTCCAGACACCGATGTCCGCATCTCCCAGAAACTCTTTCACAAACTGCTCCGGTTCAATGAGAAGCGTGATGTTACCGTCTAGCCAGACGCTTATGTCGCAATCAACGTACTGGTGGGAGAGGAGCTTGTAAATCTTGGCGTTCATCACCGGACGGGTGAATTGTGAGTATCCGGTAAAGCAGAGAATGTCTCCTCTCGGCGCGTCTTTCCCTCCGGTTATTGCGGTGTAGACAATAATGCGTGCCATTTCTCTGCGATAGTGTCCCAGTTAAAGGTTTCTAGCGCCCACAGCCTTTCTTTTTCTTCTTCATAGGGTTGTCCGTCAAGGATGGCGTTTATATATAAATCAGTATTCTCCGTGTCCCCGAATGTCGCGCTCCAGCCCCACTTGTCGCCTTTGGTATGGATTTTCGTTCCGTGCTTGACCGTTTCATTGAGAGCCGCGAAGTCAGACGTGACCAGCCTACAGCCGGCTGCTTGCGCTTTGGCCGCGCTGATGCAATGAATCTCGTAAAACTCGGTCGGATAAAGGAACACGCCGGCTTCGAGGTACTTTTTGGCTATCTCGCCGTGGGATATCATCGTCCCTCCCTCTGCTCTGCCCATCGCTTTCAGGCGTTCAAATCGTTCCACCTGCTTTTGCTTCCATGCCATGAGTTCTTGGTTGTTCTCGTGGACGTTATCGAACGTCCGCCAGCCGTAATACCAGGCCAGCTTCCACGGCTTGTCGCTTTTTTCAATGAGCTTCTCAAATATGTCCAGTGTCGCATCCAAATGGCGGTCTGCGCTTGAGGTGTTGAGTATCAAATAGGGGTTGCGCTCCACCTTCTGCTCGAAATGCTTCGGATCAAGGCCGTTCGGGATGATGGCGAACTTGTTATCGGGAATCAGGGGGAATAATCGGCGATGAGCCTCGGTTTTGACGAATATCTTGGTGATTTTCTCCAGTCTTTCCGGGGTAAACTCGCCTTCAGGGATGACATCGTGCAAATCAATGTACAGTTTCGGCGCATTGATGGGGAAATCGAAGGCTTTGGGGTGTCTCCAGATGATGACCACGTCCTGTTTGTCGCGGTAATTCCACATCCAGAACGGACGATAGGTCACATTGTCCCAAAGTCCGCCTTCCTTGCCGCAGTTGTTGTACACAGTGACATTCCAGTGCTTTGCCAGTCGTTTGGCGAGGTTGATGACCGCTTCTTCCGAGCCTCCCACGCCGTCTTTCTCGGCCACGTCGGGATTCCATTCCTTTTCCGTGTAGGCGCAGTAGAAAACTAGGTCTTTGCCGCTGGATGTTTCCTTTATGAAATGGATGTTTCGGAACAAACAGACCTTGGGATGGGCTTTCAGCTTGTCGGACAGGTTGTCAAGATACTTTTTCAGCTTATTCCTGTCCTTTATCTTCTCGGCCTTCTCTAAAACCTTGTCCACTGACATGAGTTCCCCTAACGCATCGTCCAGCAGGGCTTTCTTCTGCTTCAAATCTTCGTCTTCCGGGTACATCTTAATCAGCTTTTCTATGATGAGCATGGCCTTTTGGTACTCTCCGAGGTCGAAGCATATCCGCATGAGCTTGAGTAGCGGGTTGTAATCGTAATCACGCGGGTTGTAAACGATGATTTCCAGTTCGGGAACCGGCAGTTGCAGCCCGATTTCATAGAAGTTCTTGGCGACTTGCAGGCGTTTCTTGGTGTAGTTGTATTCTCCGAGGGCAAAGTAGGCATTGGGATACCTCGGCCTCAAATTCAGGGCTTTTAAGGCATACAGGATGGCCTGATCCGTGGCTTCCGTTTTAAGTATGTCTGCCATGTTCAGGTAGGCCAGGTACTTTTCATCATCCGAATTGGATTTGAAAATGAACTTCTCGTAATGCTGCATGGCGTCGCGGTTCTTTCCCAGCGACCTGTAGGCATTGGCGACCAGCCAGTAGCTGCGCGGGTCGTTTGGCAGCTTGGCGAGCGTCTGTTTGGCGATTTCCAGGTTGCGCTCAAAGCTTCCCCGCACCCGCGTCTCGTTCGTGATGTGCAGGATTTCAACATCCTTTATGAAAAAGCTTTCGATAAGCCGCGTTTCCTTGAAATCCTCGTGTACTTCCCCGACCCAGGTGACGCTGCCTTTCTTCACTAGCCGCGTCTTTAGATGCTTCACTGTGCAACGCTTGTACTTGTCGAAGTCGTACAGGTAGTTCATCACGCCGGCGTCTATCTTGTCGGCGTCCATCTTCTCCACCAGGCTTTTAAGCTTCTCCGCTCCGCGCACCACATCGTCGGCATCAATCCAGAAAATATAATCTCCCGTTGCTTGGGAGAAGTTGAAATTGCGGGCGGCGGCAAAATCATTGATCCATTTGAAATGGGACACCTTTGCGCCGTACTTGCGGCATACCTCCTCGCACCGCCTATTCTCTCCGGTAATGGTGATGCAGATTTCGTCTACATGCTTTGCCACGTAGGACAAAGCCCGGTCCAGAAGGGTGGCCTCATCGTCTGTTGCTTTCACGATCATGCAGAGCGACAGCTTTGCCATATCAGTATTTTTCAGGAATGAAGAATTCAGGGAATTTCTTGGCGAACCACCTTATTTCCCCCTTTGCCTCGCAGAACCGCTCGTCTTCTCCCATAAGCAGCGTGTCTAGCGTGTTGTAGAGCTTCTCTGGCAGGCTGAGACCTATGCGGATACTGTCCGCGCCGTACTTCTGCCAGCTTTTCAGGTCATCGCGGACGACACCGAACTCCTGGTCAGCCATTAGCTTTCTTCTCTCTTTCACCTTTTCAACGAACTTCATGTACTCGGCAGGGTTGTTCTTGATGTACGTTTTCACGCAGTCAGTGATGAACTCTTTCCGCGTGCGGTTTGCTTCCTGTTTTATCGTCATAAATTGTTTCCACTATGCTTGGGCTGGTCATAGTGGAGAACCAGCCCAAGAACAATTACTAGTCCTTGTCGAAGCCTGTCGAATGCCAGTTGCTGACTTTGTTTCTCACTTCGAGAGTGAGTTTCCCAACAACCGCCCGTGCATCGTAGTCACCAGACCGTGCAAGGTCGGTGTCGATGTAAGGCCGTCTGAGGAAAGCAACCTTCAGCTTCTCTGGACGGATGGCCAGGACTCTCGCTGTAGCGTCACTGCCAAGCGACACATAGCGATGAGCGTGTACGCGGACTCTTCCGAATCCGGTCTCAAACACATCGACCGCCATCACCACTTCCTTCTCATTACCACTTGAGTAGGTAATGTTGGTCTTGTTGGTGAAATCATCGGTCTTATCTTTGAGGAACGACCCCATGTAGAGATCGGTCGCGACATCGCCATTCGAGTTGTCCCAGCATGTCTTCATCAATCCTTTGAGGATCGATGCTGACCATACCGTGCCGGAGTTGTGAGCTGTGTAGTTCGTCGACTGGCTGATAGCGTTGAGGATTCCGTTCATCTTCGGGGCTGTGCCGGAAACCGCAGACACGAGCGTGCTGTGGATCAGGTCATATTCCGCCGAATTGTGCCAGTCCTTCAATGCTTTCGCCGTCTGGCGAGCAAGCTCATTCTCTCCGTGGTAGTGGTCAATCTCCTGCTGTGTTCGGGAGACAGAGAATGGGTAGGCAATAATCTGAACTAGATTAGCGACCCGCGAAGGGGTTGTCAGGGTCTTGTTGGTGTAATCCGCTTCTTCAGCCACTGCGTTGGAAGCCGCCGTTGCAAGCGTGTCGGTCAGGTTGATATGCACCATATCGCTTGCGTTGGTCTTGCCGAGGGTGTTGAAGATTGACGTTTCTGTCGCCGTCAGGATTTCAATAAGACCGAGAACATCTTCCTTTCGCGCTGCATCGCTATAGCTCTGCAAAATGTAATGCGCCATTGCTTTACTTCAATCCGAGAAACTCAGTAACCAGGTCCTGCTGCGCCTTGGCATCGCCGCTACGGGCGACTTTGGCGAGCTGGCCAAGTTTTTGGGTTTGCAGCGGATTGACTCGGTTTTTTGATTTAATACCGATTTCCCGCTCCTTCTTGTAGGCATTGGCCCCTTCCGACAGTTCTTTCAATGACGGCTCTCCATCGATGCTCTGTGTCCAGGCATCGTAATAGGAAAGCCCTTTGTCCTTGGCGATAGCCCTGATCTTACTCAGGGATTCTTTCGCTTCAGGATTGTCGGAAACGAAGTCCCTCTCCATCATGGCCGTCTTAATGGCGGCTATTTCGGAGACAAGCTCATTATCGGCCTGCTTGGGCTTCTGTTCAGCTTTCTCTTCCTCCGGCTCGACTTTCTTGCCGACGAACGACTTAAGGTTCGTGTAGTGCTTGAAAAAATCGTCCTTGGACGTAAACTCACGCCCAGAAATCTTTTGGATTTCTTCGAGGGTCAGAGATTCTGCTGAGGGCTGTTCTCCTCCAACATCCTTCTGACCTGTCTCCTCAAAGAGTTCGTCCACCTGCTCTAGCACGGTTTCCGGCTCTTCTTGGGCGTCGGTCTCCAAGGGTTTGTTGTCTTCCATAGAATGTAATTTGGGAAATTACTCTGACTCGTCTCGACCTAAACGAGTCTCTTTATCCAATCGCTTGAATAAATTCTCTTCTTCATCGCCTTCAAACTCTTCACTGCTGTACGCCACGCCGAAGATATTCGTGATCCAATCTTCGACAAGCTTGATGGCGAGTCTTCTTGTTTCGTATGAATGTGCTTCATACTTGGCTGATGTTAGTTTATTAGCTTCCCGCAATATCTCCGAGAGGGCAATCAATGCCTCGCGGTTATTGTCCATGAATTCTTTGGCTTTGCGTTTTCCGAGCATATTAGGCGTTAGGTGAGGCCGGCACAGGGCTTATCTGTCCTTCCATCGGCACTGCTTGCGTGACCGGCGCTTCGCCAGTCGGTGATACTTGCGGGGCAAGGGCCGGCTGTGTCTGCATATCGCCTACCAGCTTCTCCGCATCCAGTCCCATCGTGTCAAACAGTTCTCTCAGCACATCCTTGACTGGCAGGCCGGAGCTGGCCAGGACGCTCAGCATCTGTCCGAGCGACTGGGCCATGAACGCCTTGTTGAGCGATTCATCGCCAATCTCAACGTCAATGTCGTAGTCGTCATTGAATAAATCCTTCCTGACCTCCAAAAAGCGGTCTTCGCCCATCTTGGAAAGCTCCTGCTTGACCCGCTCTATTTCCATTTCCATATCCATGTCGGTCATTTGCGGATAGATCCCCATGTTCATGCGGTAGTTCTCTACTTGAGAATAGACGTAGTTTCGCACCAGGTCATCATCCAGTTTCCTGAGTTCCACAGGGTCTCCGGTAATGCGTAGCATTTCGCCGTCGGTGATGGTTTCTTTTATCATCGGGATAAGCTGGTTCTTCATAAGGCGCTTGAATGAAATAGCCAGTCCTTCTATGAGCAGGTTGTATCCTTTGGCCACGCCTCTTTCTTGTATGAGGGCGTTAGTGGCGGGACGGGACGCCGGCAATTCGTCTTCAGCGGTTGTTCCGGTGACACGCTGTCCCCATGTATAGGCTTGTTCCTCGTCCTTGTAGCTTGACGGGTCAACGGTTCCGGTATCCAAGCGGGCGATATCGCCTTCCCTGCTGGTCTTGATGGCTGAGGTTGAGAACAGTTTCTTGAGTTGCTGTGGCGTGATGTTGCCTCTGATTTCCCACAGTCCCATCTGGGCGATACGGGCGGTGTTCAGGCGGATATTGACAATCTCATTGAGATACGCCTGGATGGTGAAAAGCATTTCCGGCACGCCTCGCCCGTCAAAGCGGTTCAGCACTTCTTTGAACTTGAATTCGGTATACGGGTGCTTCTTGACCTCCTTGACCTTATGGACAATCGGAACGGCGTTCAAGCCTGACACGACGGCCAGACAGTAAACATATTCCTCGCGGTCCTTCTCTTCCCCCGTCAGAACGAACTTGGGCAGATAGCCGTAGCGTTCATGCACTTCCACATAAGGTACTTCCGTGTCGATGTTGGCCATGTTGAACCAGTCAAGGCCGGTACGGTCAAGCTGTTTTTCTCCGGCCACATAATCCATGTTGTCGAAGTCCTTGTATTCCTTGAACTCTGGAACGGTCAGGATGTTGCGCTCAATGATGCCGCTTGATTCATCCAGGGTGGCGGCTGACGGGTCAACCAGGATATTCAGCCGGTCGATGACTCGGCATTTTACTTCCTTCCCTTCCCGCCAAGTCTTGATGATTCCCGTTCCATCGATGGCTGTGGTGCGGATTATGTCATTGATGACCTTCGCGAAATTGATCTTGTTGAAGTAGTAACGCATGACATAGCGGAAGAACTGCGCCATGCGATATGAGGACGGCTTTTTGGCCTTCACTTCAAAATCTTTGGTGTCGATGTCTATGTTCTTGAGGATGTTCTCAACTGTCCACTCGGTAAAAGGTATGAAAATCTTCTTGCGTCCGGTCACTTTGTCAGTTTCAACGTCGAAAATGCCCAGATAATTCTTGCGGGCTTTTTTGACTATTTCAGTCATTTCAAAGGCTACCTTGTCGGTTACCCAGACTGTTCCTGTTTGCCAACTGTCTTTCTCGCTCCGCATTATCCGAATCAGCTCCCGTTCTGTTTCGGTGGGCGTATAAGTTACCATTCGTTTTGTTCTAAGGTGAAGTTAAAGTTTTGTTGCATCGGGTCAATGGTATAGAGTGCGTACCTGAGAGCATCCACCGCGTGATCGTTTTCTTTGACGGGAACTTCTTTCTCGTTCTGTTCCGGTTTCTTGTCGGGGTAATGGTAGGTTTCCAATTCCCAGATTAAGTTCCTGCAATCCCGATGGATATGAATCCTGTTCTGTTTGAATAGTTCCCGTACTTTATCTACGCCGGCCGCGATTTCTTTTGATACTTCCCGGCAATTCAGTCCTTGGCGGTTCATCTCCTCTATCCTGTCCGGCTCGGCAGGGTCGGGATAGACTTCCTGCGGGTCAAAGGATTTGACGATCTGGATTAGCTGTTCGGTAGTTTGTTTGGTCTTGTACCATTCGTCTGATACGAAATATCTGTTGTCTGAATCCACGATTATTTTGAGCGCACAGGCTGGGTTGGTGTATCCGAAATCCACTCCAGCTATCGTCTTTACCTTGTTAATTTCGTGGCTCTCATAAACATGCGATTCTCTCCTGAATTCCTTGTAGACCAGCCCCGAAGTCTTGCGCCAGTCTGCCATGTATTCTTGTGCGAATCTGTCTTCGGTCAGTTCTTCTTTGGCTTTGTCCAGTTCTTCTTTGGGGAGGTGAGGGTTGTCGTATGAAGTGAAATGGAAACTCTTGTAGTCGGTGTCTTTGGCTTCTTCGTTGAATAGATCGTAGAAATGGTTGAATCCTTTAGGGGTTGAGATGAACATCACCTGTCCCTGCGTGTCGGTGAGTGTGGGGCGGATGACCTCCTGCCAGTTGATCCAGAAGTTCCGCATCATTGCCACTTCGTCTATGACGATGAAGTGGAACGCCTGGCCTCTTAATGTTTCCACCGCTTCCCATCCGCGTAACTGGATGATGCTGGTCCCTCCGTCTTTTGTCAGGACTTCCAGTTCCAGCCGGGATTCGTTGGCCTTCTTGGTAATGGGCTTGAGTTCTTTGACCAACATCTGCCAGGCGATGTCTCTGGCTTGTTGATAAGTCGGTGCGATATAGGCGACGCGGGATTCCTTGTAGAGAGCTGCTCCTTTGATTTCTTCAACAGCGAGCGTGGTCTTTCCCCAACGTCTGCCGCAGCACAATACCCTGAACCTATGGTTGTCCTTCGCCACCTCCGCTTGTGTCGGGTGCAACTTCATGTTTGTCTGCGACTTCTTTAGCTATTTGAATCATTATCGGCGCTCCTTCTTCTCCGGTGATCTGGGTGGGAATCATTTTGGCGTATGCCTTTGTGAGTTCCGATATGGCGAACTTCCTATCTGACTTGTCTTCACTTTCCAGGAATCCTTTGAGTGCGTTGAAATACGGTTCAGTCAGTGCGGAATACCGTTGTTTGATATGCAGTTCTTCTCCGAATCCTTTGCGTCCCGTTTTCATACGTTAATTATTTTTCTTGGCTTTGACAGGTAATTTTTTCTTGGGAGTTTCTTTTTCCCATCGCTTGGCCATTGCCGGCTTGTTGGCGTACATCCATTTGCGTTGTTGCTGGCTCTTGAATGGCATAAGGCGCTTTGTATCTTCAAATAATTAAGCTCCTCTAATGAAATGATTTCGCCCAGCTTCATATTCCTGTGATGAACCGTTCAATGGCGCAGAATATGTCTATGAAAAAATCTTTGATTCGCCTCATAAATGGACTTTTACTTTGCGCTTTTTCTTTTTCTTGTGGGGGCAATTAGCGCACTTGTCCCGCTTCTTTTTTTTCATCCCCGTGTGGATAAGTACTTGACAAATAATGTGTATCTGCTATACTGGTAATGTAACTTTATAACCGGCTTGTGGGTGACAGGCCAATTATATGACCGTCAACCACAGAATTTGGCTTGCAAAGGCCAAAATCGCTGGGAAAAAGCTCGCTCTCGTATCGCTAGGGGTGGTGATCGGGGTCAGCTACACCTACTGCTATTTTGGGGGAAAAGGGCTGGTCGAGGACTATTTGGGTGAAAAAATTGTAGTTTATAGTAGCAACGGTTCTTTGGTTTCGGCTGGGGAACGCGATGCGTCTAGCGGAGTCTCCGGGGCAGAAATGCTAACGGATGGGGGAGGGGAGCAATCTCCTCCCTCCCGCGAGGATACAGTCAAGGAAGTTGCTGCTAAATACGCGATTGATTGGAAGATACTGTGGTCTATCTGTACTGTTGAATCAAACTGCAATCCTGACAGGATAGGGGATTCGGGGAACTCATACGGAGCGTTTCAGATTTATCTGCCGGCGCACCCTGATATCACGAAAGAACAGGCGATGGATTTTGAATGGGCTGCCGAATGGACGGCTAAACATGGCATGAAATATAAGGATAGCCCCAAATTATTTGCGAAAAACCACAATGGAATTGGGAAAACTACTAATGACTGGTATGTGGAACGGGTGATGAATGTCTATGAACTTCTGTAAACCGACCGTATAAATCTCTCGGCATTTCGTGATCCGCCCTGTGGTCACCATTGTTCCTATATAACTTCAGATTATCTATTCTATTATCAGTGGTGTTGCCATTTATATGGTGCACCACTTCTGTTTTCTTAAGCCTCCTTCCAATAAATTGTTCGTATAGGAATCTGTGCAGATATGTCCTTGTTCCGTCCGATCTTCTAATGACGACATATCCATGATGGGCTAACGATTGACGATACGGCAATTTGTACTTCTTGTTTTTTAAGTGTGTTTCTTTCAACGAACATCTTTTTGAACAATATGTCTGTTTTCTCTTTCTGGGAACAAACATCATTCCGCAGCACAAACACTTTTTCATACAACAGTCACAGTATTGGGTATCCACCTTGCAAGGAGATACCCGACACTGCGTGCAAGGTTAAATGGCCGTATTATTTACGGCTTGTATAAAACAACGAACCAGTGGTATGTAGATCGTTGCATTGAGGTGTACGAATCTTTGTCTTGATGCATTATACCACGCGACAGGCCGTGCTGTCAACGGTGTGCATAAAAAAATTCGCCCTTTTGGGGTGATTTTTTTTGCAAACACTTATTAGCTGGCAATCCGGGCGCCACTGGAAGCGCGATGCTTCCTGAATTGCCAGCCGATAGATATTCACATTAAGAGATTAGTTTGGGGAGGTCAAACAGCTTGACTGGTTCCTGCGGTTGGCTGAAGCGCGGAGTTATGGGGTCGTGAATCAGCTTCCATTCTTCAAATCCGTCCGGGGCTTTGCGCTTCATAAACCGGTATCCGTCACTGCGGAGTTCGTACAGACGAGCACCGTACCTGAAGCATATCTTGTTCAGTTCGCTGATGTGGGTCCACTCTTGGGACTTGAGGAGTTTAATTATCTTTTGTTTCTGGTTCATAGTACATGGTTATTTTTCCCGTGGCGGAATCTATCTCCCCGGTAATCGGGATTTGCAAAAAGGACACGTGTGCATCATCTTCCACTTGTCTTTTGAGTAATCTATGCCCATTTCGTGAAGGTGTTCGCTTACCGTGCTTATCGCCTTTAGCTTTAGTCCTTTGCATATTTGTCGGAGTGTCGGCGGTTGGTTGTGTTTGAGATACCATTTTGATATGAAATCAAGGATGTAGAGCTTTGGGTATTTAAGTTTCTTGCTCATTCCTCTAGGAGTTTAATGACTTTACCGGCGTCCTGTTTGAGGCGCTCCAAGTGCCAGCGCAGTTCTCGGCTAGGGGCATCCACCTTGGTCGGTTCTTTGGCACGCTTCACGAGGTCAAGGAATGTGTCTAGGTAGATGGTTACTTTGGCGGCTTCGAGCGGTTCTCTGTCGTACTTGGTTATTAGCACCGGCTCACTGCTGGTCTTTAGGGCGGCGGTTTCGCATTGCTTCCACCATTTGGGGAATTTGGAGGTCTTTTGGTTCTTGCACTCTATGCAGATATTGCGCCCTAGAATGGTGATGGAAGTTGCCACATCGCCTTTTTCCCTGTTGCCGGCTCCGCTGGCTCCGTCACGATAAGCGCGGTTGTCCAGACCTTTCAGCCGGATAAGGTCGGCGACGTGGCTCTCAAGATACTTCCCTTTCTTCTTTGCCGAGGTAGGGTTCATCTATGTCTTCGTTATCTTTGTTATTCCGGCGGGTGATTTCCGCTTCAACCTCGCGGAGTTCTTGGTGGAGCGGCGGACTGGCTTTTTCATATTCCTTCCAGGTTATTTGTTTTCTGTCTATCTGCCTTGATAGGTCCATGATTCTTTTTATGAGTTCTGCCTTTTGGTCTTGGAGGGTTGTGTCCGGTATGTCGTCGGAGTGATAGGGCGGGATTTGTCTGCGGTTGGGACCGCCGTGTTCTTTGGTGAGGGTGCTCATATTATGGTTTTTCCATGTACCATTCCCCGTCTTTCTGGTAAATTGGTTTGTCGCCTATCCAAGCGATGTCGGTGAAGCCGTGGTTCCAGAAGTCCCATTGTCCTTTCATTGCTATCCTCACGAACTTCCTGCCGACCCGTAAGACTCTGCCGTGGTCTTTCTGTGTCAGGATGTATTTCCAATCGGTTATTTTTTCCCACTTGGTCATGGCTTATACCCGTAATGGATGACGGCGAAAATAGCGTAGCCGAGGATTCCCCAGATTATCAGGTTCTTGATTATCCAGTAGGTTAGCGACTTATCCATTTCCAAATGTGTTTTAATGCATCCCAAACTATCATCCAAATTAACTTCCAGCCAGCCAGCCAAACATAGATAAACAACAACGCGAAAAGCACTATTAACGGGGAAATGATTACCAGACCTATTTTTGAAACTGGGTCCATATTGGTTAATAGCTGTTAACCGCCTCTTGTTCATTCTTCCTGACATCTATCCACCTTCGGAGGTTCCTGATGGCTTCTATGACTGACTTTTCCAGAAGGACGGCCTTGCGGTAGTCAAGATATTCCTCACTGGCTTTGGCGATGACTTCCGAACGGGCGACGCTCCTTTTCTCGTCCTCGTTCATCACTTCCATCAGTTTCTTCTGGTAGGCGTGTTCCCTGTCGGCGATGTGGGAAACGAGGGATGAGTGCCAGACGGAGAGTTCGTTCAGCTTGCCCGTGGCGACATGGCCGTCCATCATGTCTTGATGGTCACGGATTTCGTTCAGTATTTTGTAGATTTCATCGGTGATTGTCATTGCGATAGGAGATAAAAGAGTACGAACCAATTATTCCCATACAATGTCTAGCCATGAGCCGTAGATAAGCGGCGACTGGCTACCGTTGCCACGTATCTGGTAGCCGATATATTTGAACTGACCGGCTTCAAGCAGGTCGTTTAGCTGGTCAGTCACGTCCAAGAACGTGTGGATGGGGGATGTGCCACTTTTCTCCGACTTGGCGAACTCCGTCATGTTTACCGGTCCTGCGTCAAAGTGAACCAGTCGGATGCCAGTGGTGGCTCCGCTGGTGTTGGGAATCCAGACGATAGTCCAGCGGGCGTGCTTGATGTGGGCTCCCTGAAGCTGGTCGGCGAAAAAAGGGTTGGTTGAGGAGCTCAAGACAGCGTAGGGGAACCACCAGTTCGTTGAGGTGCTGCTGTAAGTGTAGTTTCTCGGTTCCTTGATGAAGATTATCTGCGACTGCACTGGCGGATGCACCTCTTGTGCTTTGGTGCTTTTGATGATTAGTGCGGCGGATACTGCGATGGCCACCGCGAGAGCGAGCTTTTTCATAACTTTGATAAGAGATAAGAAATTACGAACCAAAATACTGTAGCTACGAGAACTCCTTTGTAGAATTGGGTGTTCATATTAGCGGTATAAGGTTAAGCATTCGTTTCTGTCCTCCCTATGCATGCGGTTCAGATCGTCAGCCAATTCGTTAGGCAAGGAACAGTTATCTGGCAGGAACCGTCTGCGACAGTTGGTGTCCCAGTTTGTGTCGTAGTCCTTGTAGGCATTGGTTAGGCACTCTTTTTTGGCTTCCAGTTTGAGGTATTCCAGTTTCATGCCGTTCTTGTATTCTTCCTGCTGCTGTTCAAGGCGTTGTCTTGATAATTCTTGGGCCGGTTTCAGGTGCAGGAAGTAGGTTCCGGCCATGAGGGTGGCGGTTGCCACGACTATCCCGGCTGAAATGATGATGGCGTTTTTCATACTTATCGCGTTAAGAGATAAAAGAGTATGAACCAAAGAACTGTGCCGGCTAGGAATCCTTTGTAGAATTGGATGTTCATATATCTTTCATTTCGTTATTGGCTTCAATTTGTTGCTTCAAACATATCTCATAATGTTTAGCCACTTTTAAGAACAATCTTCCTATCCAAAATAATTGTGTTGGGTCAACTTCCCCCAAATCCATAATCATTGATTGCCTATCAAAGGTTTCGGCCCTTACTTGAAAGTTCTGTATCGTCCCGGACATAGACGGGTCTTGGTCAACATGGAAGCTTATGTGTATTCTTTGTGGTTCTCCAAATCCTTTTCTTCCGTTGGCGTGACTTTGAAAAGCATCAATCCAAAAAGCAACGTATGTAACCCGATTATTGTCATAAATACCACTCCTGTTAAAAGTAGTGTTGTGAACTTCTGAATCATTAGGGGGATTAAATTCAAATCGTTTCATATTAGAATGGGACATCCTCCGGGTTAATGGTTGGGATTTCGCTATCCGGCATGGCTCCTCTGGGAGCACTGGCCTCGTGGAACTCAAGGGCTTTGGCGTGGCTGCCTTTCTGGTGTTCTGTGCCTTCCACATGGAGCATTTCTAGGGCGTGGAGTTTGGCGCTCAGCTTCTCAAAGGCGGTCTTAACCTCGTTGGCGTGCTTCAGGAAGTCTGCACGGCTGACAGAATCGTTTGTGGGGCTGTAGGATGCCACAGGACGCACGTTTGGGTTGGTGGTGCTGTAAGGTGAGTATTCTGGTTTTGCGCTCGTCCCAGCGTCAAATTTTGCGTCGTTTTTCAGCCAGCACTTGTCTCCGCAGAAGATTTTGCCAGTTTTGGGGTTCTTTACCCGGTCGGCTCCGCAGAATTGGCACTTGCCGTAGGTTTGGGCGTAGTTGTGAGGCATATTAGAAGGGCTGCTTATGAATTAGATAATGGTGTTTTCTGCACAACCAGACTATCCAAAGTGGCTTATGATAATCTGGGTGATGTGCTTCTGACATTGTTTCTCCACAAAGCTTGCAAGGCAGTTTTTTTACTCTTCCAAGATTTAGGTCTTTGTTTAATAAGTACCGTGCTTTCCACTTTAGTGGTTGTTCTTTTTTTCTTTTCAAATAACGCTCGACTTCCATCTTCCTTCTTCTTGGAGTTCTTGACCTTTTTCTTTCATATTCCATTATCCTCTCATGTATTCCTGGTGTGTAGTATCGTTTTCTTACTCTCGCTTTTGTGCACTCTTTACACTCTCCTTGAGCACCATAAAATTCGGATTTGTTTTTTGTTTGTCCGCAATCCTTACATTTCTTTTCCATACACTCAAAAAGGAGAATTGAGCGATTTATATTCCTCCTCGGTCATGTGATATACGTTGGAATAAAGCCAGTTGCGCCATTCAAGGATTTTGTCTTTAATTGTTTGTTCGTCATTGGTAAAGTATCTTCCATTGACTTCTATTAAGCTGGTCACTATCAGAACCGCGTCCCGTCCGCTGGATTGGATTCGGATGGATTCTTCTTTGGACTGCTGGGACTCGCGTATTGCCCGTTGCTTGTAGTCCATTGCGTCCTTAATTTCTTTCTTTGGTTGTGATTGATAGCTATATTGCATATTGGTTGTTCATTAACTTTGAATCATGCTCCTTGTGGCATGGTGGACAAAGGGGCATATAATCATCAATTGTTCTTCTATATGAGTGGTCTTTATTTGCCCAGTGTAGTCTGCCTTCTGCCTTCCCACACATCACGCATACTGTCGCTTTGCCATAATTAACCCGAAGCCATTTATGAATTGCACTATAACTCGCATTCTCTCCTTTCCAGGGATTTGACTGTTTTCCCTTTTTCCCAAGCTTTGCTAGCTTCATGGCCTTAATGGCAGCATCGCTATAGATTCCAGTAAGTCCCTTGTTCCATGGAGTATGTCCTGTTCTGCCTTTATTCCCTCTGCCGTTCTTGTTTCCTTTCATGGCATCGCTAATTTTACGATTTCTTTCTTGCGTATAAATACGTTTTTTGATTTCCCTGTCGGGTTGTGGTGCGTAAGGCATAAAGTTTGGTTCTGGTGGAAGTGCAGTGAACCGGCCCGGCCCCTGCACTCCCGCCAGAGAGCCGGTTTACTTGTTATCAATCTGGTGGCGGTAGCCCTCCAGGTCTCTTTTGACGGTATCGAGGTCTTGGAAGATTTGCTTCAGTTCGTACATCACGTTGTCTATCCTTCCGATAATCTGCACTAGCGGATAAGAGTTGATGGGCTGTTCGTCCGGGTCTTCGTTGCGGATGAACGCTTCCCGGCGGGCTTTGGGGTCGGTCAGGCCGACTGACTTGGCCACCAGGTCCATTGATTGTGAGATGTATTCGTTGGGTTCCATAGTTTCACCTCCCTCTAGTATTCTCATGTTATCAGATACAATTTATTTGTCAAGTTCTTTCAGGGATGAGTTATGCACAGGCGGATACTTTGCCATCATGTCGTGCCCACACTCTTGTCCTTTCGCGTGCCAATAACCGTACTGACATTTCCATTCGCCTTTTTTGACCTTATCGTTCTGCTCTATGTCAGAGGCATTGGTGGTGAACATGATTGAGTGTTTGCTGATAAGTTTTTCGTCCGGCGTCCCTTCGCCGAGGATGATGAAGTCAGCACCGGCCTTCAGCTTCGCTTTCAGTTCGCGGTATTGGTCGGCGGTCAGGTAGGTCTTGTTTCCTCCTGCAAGGCCGAGACAGATTGTCTTGTTGGTGATTGCCGTTGTCATAAAACTTTGAATGACGATTTATTCTTTTGGCTGTCAAAGTAGATTTTGAACTGCGCCAGCTTTTCTTTCAGGTGGTAAGGGTTGGTGGCGACCGGCGCATACGGCTTGCCCTGTACCGCCACGACCTGGCGCGCCATATTGAGCGTTGCGTCAGCACCGAACTGTTTAATGAGGTCGGCAGCCGCCTTACGGTACGTCTTGTTTCCCCAGTTAAGAGTAGGGTTGATTTGGTAGAAGATATTCAATACCTCTTTGACTTGCGAGCTTTGCTCGCTAGGTATTTGTATTTCTTTTATCTTATCTTCTTTTATTTTATCTTCTTTTATCTTATCTTGGGTTGCCAACTGGTTGCCATTTGGTTGCCACATCTCTGTGTATGCTTTATTTTCCTTTATTTGAAGCATTTGTTTTTCTTGTAGGTAGGTTGTTTCTTGGTATCTGTCTTTTCGAAGGGTGTTGTGGATCAGCCAGTGTTTAATCACCACCACGCCGCTTTCAAAGGACAAGAGAAATCGCTTGGCGAGAAGGATTTTTAAGTCGTCTTCTCCGAAGCCGCCAGCACGCATAATCCTTTTTGGGTTGCTCACAAATCCGTCGTCATCAGCGCTCATGTTTAGATAAAAATATAGAAGCTGTGCCGTTTGTGGCATGTCTTGGAAGGCATCTGTGTCAATTACTGTTTTACTGAAAGCCCTTTTGTGTGCCATATAGTTGTCATTACAAACTCAAAACCGGAGGCAACACTTGGAAATGCAGACCTCCGGTTTGGAGCCAATAATGTTCTTATTAGGTTGTTTCCAAGTGTATTTATCTGCATATCATTTTCACCCTACACCCTATCTTATTTCATGTCAACAGCTAACCTGTGGATAACTTCTTTTTTCCCTTTGCTTTAGCCGAATAATTATCCCTCCAGTATTCCCTTTTATATGTCCTCCGGCGTTTCTGATAGTGGGCGCTGCACAGCCCCATCGTGAAAACCGGCTTTCCGCACCGGCGGCAAATTCGGTTGGAGTATTTTCTGGGGCGTCCTGGTTTCACGCTTCCAGTATAGGGGATAATAGTTTCTTGTCAAGGCGAATTAAAACCGCCCAGCTTATGCGGGGGACATACTCTGGGCGGCACAATTGTCACACCCCGCGAGGGGGTGTACAGGAAACGGAACAAGTCCGTTAATCCTTTTTGTTTGGGGCGGCTCACGCCGTGCTAGATGATTTCCAGTTCGCTGATTTCTTTCCTTTCAGCCAGATAATTATGGATTGCCTTTGAGATTTCCCCGAAAACAAGGCCGACTATCACGACATACTGGCCGGGGATGTCCAGCATGATGAGGTTTTGGGCGATGGTATCAATGGCGAAAGCCACGACCATCCACATTGTCCTCCAACCGAACGACTTGAGGCGGTTCTTCAGTTCGTTTGTCATATTATTTTTTAAGTTTAAAAAGCCGGTACGAAACGAACGGGTAATAGCTGATTCTTTTAACCTGCCCGTCCCACGGATCGGCGATGTACTTGCGTCCGTCACGCATGATTCTGACCGTGAAATGCTGCTGCTTGCCGGGGACGGGCGACATGTCCACTTCCTTGATGGAAGGAAACCAGTTCGGTTCGTTGTCTATCAGGTATTCGCGCCCGAAGTAATCAAGGTTGAGGGCGGTGGCGGCTTTCTCGGAAATTATCAAATCTTGGTAGAACGCTTTTTTCTTCTTCAGGATTTCGTTTACCTTGTCGGGTTCTTGCTGGACCATCATGGCCAGTGAGGTCAGAAAACACCCGTGGCTGCCTATGGTCGTTTTTCCGAATCCGAGCGGTACTTTGCACCACTTCGGGTCTCGCTGGCTGTAGAGGGCGAAATCTTCCGTCTGCGGGGCTTCCACGGCTAAGTTCTTGATGGGAATTTGGACTGACACGCCCAGTTGTTTGGCCACGTCCTCGGCATAGGCGTAGTTGGGAACGACGTTCCCTTTCATGTCCCTGACGGGAGAGTATTTGGTATAGAACTGCAAGAGGGTCATGTCAGGCCAGTAGATTTGGGATTTGCCGGTGGCGGCGTTTTCCAAAAGGTTCTCCAATGCCGCCCAGCCGTTATCCAGAGTGGGGAAGATGGCGAACTGGTGTCCGGTGATGGGGTGCTTGTAAAAAGTGGTGGCTCCGTGCTTCTTAGCCAGTGGGCCGAAGACGAGGTTTCCGGGATTCCGGTTGCGCCAGCTTAAACTGCCGATAGGCCATAGGATGGATGGCTCGTGGAATCCCTCATGCTTGGCGGTGGCCTTCGCCCACCTTACGATTGACATACGTTTTTAGAAAATATAAAGCTTCCATCTTGCTCGCAAACCCGATTAACTCCGTCTGACTGTTGGTTATCTGCCAGCGTAGTCCGCGTTCCCAGGAATGACGGGGTCCTATCTGGTACACTGAACACATGTATTCTTCTGCGTTCGGGGAACAAACCACCCGCTCGCCGACCGAATAAACAGTGTCAGGCACATCACAACCAGCGCAATGAAGGCAGAGAGAAGAAGAACACATTTGGAAGTAGTAATAAGCTTGTATTACTTATTAGGATGGTATCACGCAATCCGTTTTTTGTCTTGTGGACAACTTACGGTGTCGGCAGTCCCGAATGCATGAGTACCATGTAGAGGGCCGCCAGCGCGAGGATGGAAATGAGCGTTATCATCGCCCGCTCCACCCACTTGTCGGCTGCCTTCCGTTCAATGGCCTGATAAATCTTGGCGTGCTCCTCGTTGGCGAAGCACTTGAACTCCTCTTTGAAGGCATCAAACTTGGAATCCAGCCCTCCAACGGTCTGTTTGATGTCCCTCACGTCGTCCTTGATGGTGTTGATTTGTTCTTGCATAGCAACCATAGCCAACTCCTGCCGTTGTTGGCGTTCTTTAATTTTGCCTAGTTTTTCTCCGATTTTATCCAATGCTTTAGCGGTTAATGGTGCTGGGGGATGGTCTTTGTTGTTCTGTTTGGCCGCTTCAATTACATCGGTGATTTCGTCGTCACACATGGGGTTGGTAGGGAGGGAAGCCAGGCGTTGCCGTCTGAAATCCCTCCCCAGTTAGAGCGATGCGCTGCAAATGGTCGAACGTTGTCGTTCCGGCTTCAGCGTCGCTCGTGTTCAATTCTTACGATTTTGCCTCCGGCTTCGCACCGATAGTAGCCCATCTCAAAGTTGAGATAATCTTCCGCCATCGCCCGGTTGTCCATGTCGCACGATTTGAGCAAATGCGTGAGATAGGCGGGCGTTATCGGCATGGCCGGACAGATTTTGGAGCAATCGGGACACTGAACTTTTTGGACCTGTGCCATTGCGCCCCTCCTTTCTCAAGTGTATGCACCCGGAACCCCCGTTGTACTTGTGGCAGTGTCCGCGTGCGTAGGTGTTCTTGATGTGTTTTTTCTTCTTCTTGCAGAAGAATTGTGGCATGACACCTCCTAACACAATCCGAGATTGGCCTGTTCAGAACAGGTGGGGCAGGTGTATTCCTTGACGATGCACAGGTTTTCCATGAGCCGCAGCTTGCGGGCGTCGAGTGCTATCCAGAAGCCCACCCGATACACCCGCTGGCAGTAAGGACATTTGAGAATTATCGGCCTCCTGTTCATGTCGCACCTCCTATAAAATGTCCTGGCAGGTTGGGCACATGCCCATTGTTACGGAGTCGGGGCTATTGAGGATGATGTCCCTCTCAACCACCGTAATCTTCATCCATAAGCTCCACAACCTTATTCTGTGGCAGTTGGAACAGATGATGATTTCCACGATTGCACCTCCTTGAAAAGAACTAGAGTTCTAAATAGTTATTGCCGCTTAACCATTTGGCTACTCTTCCTCTATTGACTATGAAAATAACGTCCAATTCTGGGGGGATTGCGATTGATGGGCTGACTGACGAACTTGGAGATTGGCTGGGGCTGGCACTAGGACTGACAGACGGACTAACAGAAGCAGACGGAGATTGTGATGGCGATGAACTCGGACTTTCCGAAGGACTCTTTGACGGAGAAACCGAAGCACTAGGACTTTGTGACGGGCTTTCGCTCGGTGATCCTGACGGTGAAACACTAGCACTCGGAGATTGAGACGGACTTGCGGACGGCGAGAGAGAAGGACTCACCGAAGCAGAAGGCGACTGACTTGGAGATTCAGAAGGACTTGCTGATGGACTAACAGAGGCTGAAGGACTTTGGGACGGACTCGCTGACGGTGATTTGGATGGGCTGACAGATGCTGATGGTGACTGGCTTGGACTCGCTGACGGACTGGCCGAAGGTGAGACGCTGGCACTTGGGCTTTGTGACGGGGACGCACTCGGACTTGCTGAGGGCGAGGCAGACGGAGATTCGGATGACGGTGGCCTAGATGGTGATATGCTGGGCGATACTGAGGGGCTTATAGACGCGCTAGGGGATTGTGATGGAGAAGCCGAGGGACTTTTGCTAGGACTCTTTGACGGACTTACGGAAGATGATGGACTTTGGCTTGGACTTACGCTGGGAGATATAGAAGGGCTGACTGACGCGCTTGGGCTTTGGGACGGACTGGCACTTGGACTGACGCTCGGAGAAACTGACGCGCTCGGTGACTGTGATGGACTGGCCGAAGGGGAAGCTGATGGACTTATTGACGGGGAAACGGATGCCGATGGACTTTGACTAGGGGAAGCCGATGGCGACACGGAAGGTGAAACGCTTGCAGACGGGGATTGGCTTGGAGAAGCTGATGGTGAAGCTGAAGGAGAAGCACTG